AACTTATCCTCGATATAGTCTGTCGCTGCCTTTTCTGCCTTTTCTTCCGCGCTGTCGATATGCGGATAGGCTTTGACGCGCCCGCCGTTTCTGCTTGCGTGTCCGTTCTGTAAAAGGTGTGTTAATTGATAATGTTTTTTGTTGTGTACTGAATAACTTTCTGTTCCGGTTATCCTTCCGGCTCTGCTGTCTCTTTGCGTTACGTCCCAGTCCTTCGTATACTTCCCGGTGCGCTCCTTGTACGGTCCGCCCTGCAAAAGAACTTTCTTCCCTTCTTCTGCTCCCGCTTTGTATGCTTCGTTTAGAACCGGGTTGCACGTGTCTTCTTGCCAGTTTTTCAGTTCTTCTTGTACCGCGTCGGAAAGCCCGTCAATGTCGATCTTTACTTTCATACATTGCCCGCCCTTTCTCCGGCGTACAGTTCGATCTTTCCGTCGTCCTTCGGGCCGTAACTTCGGTATATCGTCAGGCGGCGACCGTTGTATTCAACTTCCTGTTCGTCGTTGTACTCATTGCCCCATACGTTGAACTTATGACGGGCTTTCATGCCCTTTTGTCCTGCTGCCACAAATTCATCACGCCCGATCGGTTCAACGGTTGCGATCACGCCGTTTTTGACGTCTTCTTCTTTGGTTTCTCCCGGTTCAACCAGTGTGATATATGCGTCTATTTGTAGTCGCCCCCTTTGATTCTGGTTAAATGCATATCGTAGGCGGCCGCCCACTTGTCATGGTACTCATCCATGCAGTAATATGCTTTTACATAAGCAAGGACGGCCCCAATGACTATCGGATCTTCCGGGGCTTTCAGATACTTTTCTTCATTTACGCCGATTCTTTTCAGGTCTGCCAGTACGAAATTGACGTGAGTTTTCACGTCTTCGTCTAATACATCGTTTGAAAGTTTTCGGGCGCGCAATTTTGCCGCGTCCACAAGTTCGTTATACGTCATTGTTTAGCCGTCCTTCCTGTTTCTTATTTTCCTGTTTCCGGTCGTTTCACGCGGATAAATCCGTTGTATGCAGCAACCGCACCGCCCGCGAAAATGTCCGCTCTGTATGCGATCTGTCCCTGTTTGAATTTGTAATCGGTTGATTTTCTCGCGTCGATATCAGAAAAGATCGGCATTTCGTAGTTGCTAAGTGGTCCATACGCCATGCAGTATTCCGCTGTTGAAGTCTGTGCATCTGTCACAGCTTTACAAGCGGAATTGATAACATACGGTACGCCGTCGATTGTTCCGGTGTTTCCGTGATTTACGATTGTGTAGAATTTGCGTCCCTGTTTATCTTTCAGTTTCGCAAATGCTTTCAGGTCCTTTTTGTTCAGGATCAGAACGGCAACGTCTTCCACTTCCTCGTCTCCGCCGTAACCATAGATGATATCGTCCAGTGTTTCGTCTGTAATCGCCTTCATAGAAAGGTCTGTTGTCGGATCAATAACCTGATCGGCTGCTTTTGTCGGGTTGTGGAAAATTCCTTTAAATTTTCCGCTTGTGCCGTCGCCGATCAAGATCTGTCGATTCATGTACTTTCTGATTGCGCGTGTGACAGATCCTTCTACTACAGAATCGTAATCAGCGTTCGGAAGTTTAACCATTTCTTCTGGTTCTTCTGTGTACGCTGTGATCTTCTGTTTTTCCATGGTTACATAACCGAATGTCGGTTCTGTTGCGCTATAGTCTGCGCTTTCTGCTGTGCTTCCTGCGCCGTCGCCGTAGCTTTTTACATATCCTCTCTGATATGTTTCGCCGCCATTTAACGGAATTGCTCTGACACGATCCACCAGTGAGGAAACGTCGTTGAATGTCTCTTTTACGTCGCTCGCGGTGTGTTTTGGTGTGACTGCCTGTGTGACAGAAAGCGCATTCTGTACAGATCCGAACGCTACCTTTGCGTTGAACTGTACTGTCTTTCCGTCTTTCAGGCTCCGTCCTCTTTCTTCACGTTTTTTATTCTTCACGTCGTCGCCTTTCTCTCCCGGTGTTCCTTCCCCGGCATTGTCGCCCGCCTGTGCTGCCAGTCCCGCGATATTTGCGCGGTTCTGAATGTCCTGTAAAATGCCGTTAATGTCTTCGGCTTCGGTTGTCAGGGCGTCCAGTGCTTCGCCTTCTGCTGTCTGTGCCTGTGTGCCGATCTCTTTCAGTCTTGCTTTCAGGTCTTTCATGTTCATGTTCACAAGTTCTTCATGCTTCATATTCGCTTTATTCTCCTTTCGTCATTCCCTCGATACATAATCTTTTGATCTGGTTTCTTTTTTCGGCGTCTGCTGCCGCTTTTGCCTGTTCTTCCGGTGTAGGTCCCTTCGGTGTCTGCTTCGGCTGTTTCTGTTGTGATTTGAATTTTTCCGGCAACTTTCCGGCGTGGCTCAAATAGTCGCCGACTGCTGCCACATAATCGGCCGCGTCTGTCTGCGCGATGTTGAAATACTTCGCCGCTTCCTTTCCGTCCAACCATGTTTCCGCGTCTACCAGTGCTTCCACCTGATCGATCGCGACGCCTTCCGCCAGATGATCTTCGTATACGTTCATGATTCCGGCCTGTATTTTATCCAGATCGTCCGCCATTTTTCGCATTTCGTCCGCATTGCCGGAAATTGCGCCCCATGGCTTGTGAATCATCAAGAATGCGTTCGACGGAATTTCCGGCGGCTCTGTTCCCGCAAATGCGATTACAGATGCAATCGAACCGGCCAGGCCGTCCACGTATACTTTCACTTTGTTTTTTTCTCCGTGGCGTTTAATCATGTTGTAGATCGCCATTCCTGCGAACACTGATCCGCCGCCGGAATTAACATATACATTCAGGTCTTTTCCTTCTGCCTGTGAAAGAAAATTCTTGATTGCGTCCGGGTACTGATCTTCGTTCTGCCATGCTCCCCACCAGTCCGACACGATATCGCCGTAAAAGTAGAGATCCACGGAAACGTCGGTCATGTTTTTGATTTCAAGCCCTTTTAATACGTCCGCCATTGTCTGCCCCCTTTCAGTTTTGCTTGTACATAGATAGCGTTCATGAGCATTTCAAGCGGTACTTTCGCCGCCTGCTGCTGTCCGTCGCCTTCCGGCGGTCCATTGCCGCCGCTTCCGTCCTGCTGCCCCGTCTGGTACAGTGATTGATCGTCCGCTTTCACGTAGTTCAGTGATACCATTCTCACGTCGCCGTCTTCGATCGGCTCATAGTAGAGAAGTTCCCGGAATTCGTTGATTGTGATAATTCCTCGGTCATACAGAACCGATCCGATTGTTGATCGTGTCTGCAATGTCGCATACTGTAAACGATTTGAAGAAAATATGATCTTGTTTCCGAATCCTCTTTCCCGCTCCGTCAGTAATTTGAATGTGAATTCAAGTGATAATTGAAGGGCGATTGGTTCGATCACGCTTTCGTAGAATGCGTTCCACTCTGATTCTGAAAATTTTGACATTAAAATATTTTCATTCACGTTGTAATAGCGGTATACGTTATCGCGTAAAAACTGCGATTGCAACGTCGGAATAGTTGGGGCTTTCTGGTTGATTTCGTGAAATTCCATTGTGTTATCTAGTCCGCCCAGTCCGCCTTCGTTGCTCGCGTCCATGTATGCTTCCTGAAATTCTTTTACTTTCTTTTTCAGTTCTTCGTCGTCCGCAAAGTTGTTATATTTCAGATAACCTTTCAGGTTGGCGGAATTTTTAACCAGATTCCGCAACGCCTGTCCGGTCGCGTCCAGTAATTCCAGAGTGTTTTTTAGTGCCGGATCTGGTTCAGATCCTAAAAAACGTTTTCTGTCGAATCTCGCTTTCAGGTGGATCACGGATTGATACGGGACCGTGTAGATCTTCCCGTCGTAGTCCCACGTGAAGCGGAATAACATTGCTCCGGTTTCTTCGTCTTCCCACACTCTGAACCCGCGCGTCGTTATCGGCACAATGCTTTTGACTTTGGAAAAATCGTCATTGTAAAAAATCACTGCGAATGCATTGGATTTTCTGACAAGCTGCGCCGCCATTTTGTACAGTGCGTCGTATACGGACAATTCCGGCGACCAACGCAAAGAAAGAAGTTTCGCCAGATAATCGTCGCGAATCATCATTCCGTGCGAATCTGTGCGGATCAACTGCGGTGTCAGCTTTCCGACGTTCGTTGCGATACAGTTTGTTATTGATCCGATGATATCGCTTGCGTCCATATCCGCCACCGCGTTGTATTCGCCCCGGATTGTGAATATCGGACTAAACTTCATTCTGCGGAATGTCGCAAAATCTTTTAATATTCCCGTTTCGTTCTACCCCCTTTCGGCTTTATTCACAGTTCAGTTTATCTTTTAAGTGCGTTCATTTCTGACCTGTTTTTATATGCAAAAAGAGAGGGGCTCGCGCCCTCTCTTATGCTGCATTTTGTAATTGTCTGCCGATTTCCTTGTGGTATTTCATTTTTACAGCCAGTGCATCGAAGATCGATACCGCGCCGTCGATATGTGCCCGCTTTTCGATCTTGACAGGTTTCATTCTGCTGTCGTCTGTCTGGATCTGAACGGCCACGTTTAACAGGTGGGATTTTAACAGGTTGTTTTCTCCAATCAAATACATTCCGTCTTTCAGATCCCCTTCGAAGGTGTTTAATATAGGCGTCAGGTTCGTTCCCTGATATACGTCGTCCATGTGGAAGCCTGCTTCTTTCATTTCTTCTACTAGATAACCCGCGCAATATCTGTCGTAACCGACTTTTAGCGGCCTGATCTTATATTCTTTTATCAGGCGCACGAACCACGCGAACACGTCTTTGTAATTTACCTGATGTTCTCCTGATATCGTGAGATAGCCCTGTTCTTTGAAAATGTTGTATGGGACGCCTTCTTCGTCGATTGCCACGTTGTAGCGTTCCTGTGGCATGAAAAATTGTGTGATAATGTGATTCTTTCCGCCCTTTTCGATAACCAGTGAAACGGCTGTCAGGTCGGTTGTTCGTGAAAGGTCGATACCGGCCACGCAATAGCAACCCCGGAAGTCGTCCAGTGTGTGCGGTTGTCCTGCTGCTTTCGCTACCGTCTCATAGTCAAGCCATGCAATCGAAGAATTTTGCTTGATGTTGCAATACTTCGTCATGAATTCCGCTTTTTTTGATAACGACTGTAGCGCGATCGCGATCTGTTCTTCGAAGAATTCCCACTGAACCGATACACCTAAATTTGGGTTAGCTTTTGCCAGTTCTTCTTTTGTGTTCCACTTTTCCAGATCGTCAATCATGTACAGGAACGGAAGTAATCGTCTTTCTTTGCTTGATCCTTTCAAGAAAGCTGTTGATCGTTTCATCAGTTCGTCGAAGATTCCGTCGTTGACATATCCGGCGGTCGATGTAGAAAGCGTGATCGGCTCCGTTCGCGCTCCTGTACCTGATACCATAACTTCGTACTGCTTCAAGCCCTGATCGCCCGGCCATGCTTCCATTTCGTCGTTAGTCGTCATGGTTGGGTTGAAGCCGTCCGCCTTCTTTGCGTTGAACGCAATCTTTTTGATTGTGGTGTTTAATTCCGCTATGTAGATATCGGATCGCCGCTTCTTTGTCACTTCTGCCAGTTCTTCTTCTGCTTGTGTGATCTTATAAAAGCTGTCGTACACGATATCAGCCTGATCTAGTTTCGGCGCAAGACAATATAATTCGCTGCCGTATTCTCCGTCGATATATGCCACATATGCCATAATTGCCGCCGCGAAAAGACTTTTCCCATTCTTACGTCCGACTAAAAGAAAGATTTCCCGAAACTGCCGTCTATGTGTCTTTTTATCTAGTATTCCGAAAATTGCCGAAACAATAGCTTTCTGCCATAGTTCCAACTTGAAAAGGTCGTTCCGTCCCTTTGAGTGGTGGCAGAAATTTTCGATAAACTGGATTGCCTTATTTGCTTTTTTTGCGTCAAAATCCCAGTCGCCGGATTTTATACCGTCAACTAGGATTTTATAAATTTTCTTTATCCATTTTCCCGCTATGATCTGCCCGCGTTCGATCTTGTCGTGATATTCGACAATGTAATTCACATATACGTTATGCATTTCTAAACGCTGCCAACTTGCTTATTTTCTCCGTCTGCTGTTGTGGTAAATACTCGATCAATTTGTCGATATTTGAGTTATACGCCCGCGAATATTTGTCAAAGGTTGCAACTGCCGGATTCTCTTTCATGTATCTTTGTGAGCCGTTGACAACTTCGGTTTTTAGCCCTTCTGTCATGATTGAGTATTTCGCTTCCCGGATCGCCACGGCCTGAAAAGCCATTTCTTTTACCTTGCGTTCGATCATTTTCTTTTTCCGGTCGTCCTCAACGTCCTTGAACAATTCCATAATCTTTTTTCGTTCCTTTTCGACCTCTGCTTCGGTTAAAATCTCGCCCGCTGCTTCTTTTTTCAGTCTCGTTTTCAGGTTCTTTTTTCGTGCTTCCGGTAAATCTCTGAATATTTCCAGAAGTTCCAATAACTCCGGTAAAACCTGATCTTCTTCGGGTTTTATCTCTCTATCTTTTTCTAAATCCATGCATTTACACCCCCTCTCACGTGCGCGCGCCTGCGGAGAGTTTTTTTTACCTAGCTCCCTCGGTTCTTTCTGGTAAAAAATTTTTGTACCACCGGGGGGGAGTGGTTGGCGCGCTTTTCGCGATTTCATTTTTGTTTTTGGCTGATCTGTTTTTGATTTTCAGGAAAATGATTTTGTCGGAATGATATTGCCGTCACGATCGAATCTGTATCGCTTCGGCTTGCCGTGATGTTCTGCGTTGTGGTGTTCGTCGCACACGACTTCCAGATTATCCCACGACAACGTGACGTTCGGATCGTTGATATTCTTCGGCGTGATCCATTTTTTGTGATGCACTATCGTTCCGATGTTGACTTCTTTCAAGCTGCGTTTGCCTTCTTCGAATTCTTTCTGACAACGCTCGCACATTCCGCCCTTGCTGTCGTAGTATGCTTTCCGTGTCTTCTTCCATGCTTCGGAATTGTAAAAGGCTTTTGCATATTCTTTCGCCACTTGTCACTCTCCATTCTATCTTCTGCGTCCGGTCATTTCTGACCTGTCTTCCTACTGTCGCCGATCATATCCATTGACGCCGCCACATGGTAGCAGAACTCTTTCCGGTATTCGTAGAATAGGCGACGGCAACAATATGTTTCCCCTAACAATTCCCACGGCGTATTATCCTTCAAACTCTGGCAGATCTTCCCGATAACCTGATCGCGTGTGCTTCCCGTGAATCCTTGCAGTCCGATATTCTCTTTTGCTTCTTCGATTGCCTTATCTGCCTGTCGGTCGAACGCCGTATACTGCCCGGTGTGCTTTCTCCTGTCTCGCTTCTCCTGATCCTTCATGATTGCCCGGACGATCGTTTTTGTGTTTTTATCCAGCTTATACGCCATGGCCGTTTCTCCTTATCCTTCGATCTTCGTGTTCTGTAAATAGTCCAGAAGATCTTTTTCTTTCATATCGTCGCGGTCGTACAGAAAGGCGGTCAGGGTTGTTGCTTCGCTTTTCCAGTATACCTGTTTTGGGAAACGGCGATTGATAAATGGTCCCTCGATTTCCCATTCGTATTCTGTGTTCATTGATGCCGGATCGATTGCCTGTATAAATCCTTCTCCCAGTACGTCCACCCGTTTGTCTTCTGCCTGTAGAATCCGCATGGTCTGACCGCATGGATATTTGTTTAATACAAGGCGCGTCACTGTCAATTTCTCTTCTTCGTCTTCGTATTGCTCCGTCGCGTCTATTAAATTCCAGTGTACTTCGTTGATCTCGTATTGGTTGGCTTCCTTCGTCGCCTTGAAAGCCCCCCCATCTTCCGGCATTTCTCCCGTTAATTCGATCACTGCTGCCAGTGCCTTTTTATCCAGTGATTCTTTTGTCGTGGCGATCGCCCAGTATGAGCCACCAAAAAGTAACTGATTTCCCCGGCGCGCAACGTATAAGCCCGCGCCCGTGTAGGCTTCTTTTATCAGTCTTTTGAAATCTCTTAATCTTACAAACATTGTCCTTTCTCCTTCCTACCATTCCTGCTGTTTATTTTTCTTGTACAGTTCACAGTTCGCGCACGGCGTCCAGTCTGCTTCGATACCTTCGCAACACCCGAATATTTTCGGGGCTTCCTCGCAATTAACCAGATCGAAGTTGTCTGCCCGTGCCAGATAATGCCGGATCAGACTTCGCGCTTCTTCTGCCGAATATACAACCGCCGTTTTATATCCCTGATCTTTCAGCATTGCCATAAATTCGACCTGATCTTTTGTCGGCTTGTTGTTCCCGAATTTCATTTCGATGTACAGACCGTTGAATCCCCGGCGCGCTACCGGAAGCGACAGGTCGGGAACACCCGATACCATTCCGGCAGCTTTCAGCAATGCGCCGTTCGTCCGCTTCCCTTCGTTCGGAATATGGTGTAATAATTTTAATTCCGGTATGAATTCCCGGACCGACCGCGCCCAGTTAAAAAGTTTTATCTGCTCCGTGATCTCTGAATTTTTCATGTTTTGTAATTTGACCGCCATTTGATCTCCCCTTTCAGTCTCTTGTCATTCTTGCGTATATGTAAAACGCGGCTGTCACTGTGTTGAACTTCACTTCGGCGTCTAAAAAGCGATAGCCCACGTATTCTTTTTCAAGGCTCTGTTTCAGTGTCTCGTGATCCTTTGCCATTTTCTCAACACGGCGTTTCTTGAATTTTCGGTATGATCTTGTCGGCTCTGGTGGCTTTTTCAGGTTCTTTGAACTGCACCACCGTTTTGTCCCGTGTGGATTTTGGGAAATGTAGGTCGCAAGACCTGTTATTCCGAAATCTTCGTCCGGTTTTACCCGGCGCGTGTTCGGTCGCTTGCATTTTCCCCACATTGCTTCTAATTCGTCGCGATCCACGCCGTCGCCGCTCATGAGTATGTGAAAGTGCGGGCGTGTGTAATCGTCAACGGCCAGAACGTAGATATATTTCATGTTATCGAACCCGCGTTTCTTTCTCTTACGGTTCACTCGCTTGATAAAATTCGTCACGTCCTTTTTTGCTCTCTCTATGTCTTCCGGTATGTAGCGATCGTCCCACCCGAACGTCGCCCAGATATCCCCTGAACCGAAATTGATATTCGCAAGGCGGATCACATATCGACGGGCGTTCTTGTCGTTCAAATTCCTTTGTGACGGCTTCGTTTCTCTCTTTTTCTTCGTGTGTGGCATATCTGCCCGGTTATAGAAAGACGGATAGATCATCACTTCCGCAATCTCTTTCCCGGATTTTATGTTTTTACACTTGATCGTTGATGTTCTGTAGAGGCTTTCCACCTTCCCTTCTTTCAACAGTCGTTCGTATTCCCATTCTTCAAGTTTTGCCTGCTGTTCCTTCCACTGTTCTTCGAAATCTATCAACAAGGGATTCTCACGTCTGAATTTCTCTTTTGCTGTCTTCTCTATCTCTTTGTCAAGATCATACTGATACGCTTCGTTGTAGTCGTAGTTATCATAGCTTCGTTTCTGCTTCATAGAATCCCCCTTCCCGTCCATGTATGTATTTATTTATTTTATATATAAAAACAATAGTGTCTGATTTGTTAATACCCATTACAAGGACGGTTAAGATTTCTTTCTTATATATAGAAGAAACACGCGTTCGTGTTTTTACCCTTTCCGATCTGGTATTCTGTATAACGAAACGATCTCCGGTGGCAAATCTCCGAACACACGTTCTAGTTCCCTGAACCCGGCTTTCATTTCTTCGATCGTTTCTTCCACTTTCTGACGTTTGCGTACCTCTGCGCTTGCGATTTCCGCGGCCGCGTCTAACCTTCCCGAAAGATCGTCTTTCTCTTCCTTTAATTTATGGATCTTCTTTTTCAGCTTCCTTAATTGTCCCGTTTTGGTTCTTCTTTCGTATTTGTCGCGGTCCATCACTTCGCATAAATAGGCGTCGTAATAACGATCGTATTCAGGATCTTTTTTTCTTTCAAATTTCGTTTCGCTGATCTGTATAAAAACCGTGTCGTCTTTCATTCTGTCAATTTCCGATGTTGTCAGTCTTTTCAGTTCGCTTTCTTCATATAGTTTTTTCATTGACTTTTCACTCCTTCCGGGTGTATTATGGTTTTGGTTAGATTTCGATATCGTTCGAAAAGGCGGATCACGGAAGTTTTTGTCTTCTGTAATCCGCTTTTTCTTTTATTCATTTTCCTTTTTTTGTCTTTCCCCTTCGTGGATATAATTAACGATCTGTGTCAGTTCGTCATATTGTTTTTCTGACAGCTCCCCGTATTCGTAGGCGGCTTCGAACTGCCCGATCAGATATCCGGCCGCGAAATCAAGTTCCATTGTCGTTTCTGATTTCATCAGGCGCGGGATCTGTAAAGAATACTTTTTATAGTTACGTTTCAGTCTCTCTTGTCTTTTCCGTCTGGATATTGCTTTCAGAATTCTTTTCAGTTTCTTCATTTTGGTTAGATTCCTTTCTTTCTGCTTCTTTCTGCTTCTGGATCTGTGCGAATGCTTCCCGATCTGTCGGGTTGTCATACGGGTTTAATGATGTAAGTCCGGCGATCTGCCGTCTTCTCATTGGATTTACTGCCTTGTCGTCTATGTAAATATCCGCATTGATCTTCCGGCAGTCGTTCCCGTATAATTCGATCAGTTCCGGCAGATTTTCGTTTACCGCGTCAAATTCAAGCCCGCGTTCTTTGCACCACGCCACCGCGTCTTCCAACTGTTTCCCGTCTCTGTTCGTCCAGAGTATCAGGCGCGATCCGTTTAGCTGCTCATTTCGGCAAAAATTAAAAACGGTCATGTTTACGTCGCCGATTTCCGGCCATGTTCCCGTATGTAGTGTTCCGTCAAAATCAACGGCTATGATTCGATTTCCCTTTGTATCCATTTAGCCCGCCTTTCTCATTGCTGCCGCCTGTCCGGTCATAATTCCCAAGTCAAGCGGTTTTTCTTCTTTGATTGCTCTGTTTAAGTCTTCCACGGTATAGATTCCGATTTCTTTCAATGCTTCTTCAATTCTCTGTCGTTTCTCCATGCGCCGGATCTCCTTTCTGGTAGCTGCTTAAAATTCCTTTTCGCGCCATTGCTGCGGTCTGGATCGCTTCGACTGCGAGTTTTACGGCATTTTCATAGATTCGTGTCAGGCGTTTATTTTTAACCTCTGGCGATTCATTTTCTTTTACTTCCGTCCAGAATTTATCAAGGCTATATTCTACCATTTCCAGTTCTTCGCGGGCTTCGTCGAATCCTTCAAAGATCACGGCGTAAGCTTCGTGAGAACTTGCAAAAAGCGGGAACTTTTCGTTTGCTGCTTTTAACTCCGTTTCTGTTAGTTCATAGATTTTCTGTTTTATCGCGTCCATGCTTTCTATTTTCTCCTGTTCCGGTTCTTCTTCCGGTTCTTCTTCCATGTCCTGGTCCTTCGGTAGCATTTCCCCGAATATTGCTTCCAGTACATTTACAACGATTGAGTTTCCCGCCTGTGCGTATAACTGCGTATCGCTGTTTATTTCGTCTGCTTCTGCTGCCCTGAAATCTTCATCCGAAAATCCCATAAGCCGCCAGCACTCTAATGGTGTCAATCTTCTGATTCTGTATGATTCCATTTCTTTACGCTCCAACTTATATAACTCCTGATTGCTCGACATTATCGTAGGGCTGACGGTCCCGCCCGCCTGAACGCGTCCGCGTCTGGTCTTTGATGTTGGGAAGCTGAGATCTGCCACCCC